AGCAGCTGTATGTATATTACATAGCAATAATCCTAGTACTACAGAAGTTGTAGAACTTGGTACTGTATATAGTGTCAAAGGTGTACCAGAGCTTGATGGCATAGCATCATTTGTTTTTACTTTGAATGTATTAGCCATTTGGTCCTTTCTATCCTAATGCTATTGCTAGAGCTGTGGCATCATCTAGTGAAGCACCAGCAGTAGCTGCTATTGTTAATGTTTCATTACCACCATCACTACCTTCTGTAAAGGAAATGTTGCTACCAGCAACCAGTTTTCCATTTAAAAAGCCTGGTGTAGTATCATTTGCACTTACTTTTACCTTTACATCAGTATCAGCAACGATAGCAACCCATGCTGAACCATTGTAATATTTTAGTTCATTACTTGTGGTATTATAGAATAAATCACCTTCATCAAGAGATGATGATGGATCGCTAGATCCTATTCTATATTGATTAGCAAATGTATTTACATTTGTAATATTAGAAGCTGTAGTATTTACATTAGCTATATTTGTAGCAACTGTAGATACATTACTTGTATTTCCAGCAACAGAAGTGACATCAGATGCTATATTTGCAACACTTGTTACATTTGATGCAATCCCAGCAACGGATGTTACATTTGAGGCAATATCTTCTACTGCCTGTACATCACTAGAAATGTTTGCTACTGATGTGACATCTCCTGATATTCCAGCTACAGTAGTGACATTTGAAGCAACTCCAGCAACTGTAGAAACATTAGAACTAATACCAGCAACTGTGCTAATAGCACTAGATACACCAGCAGCAGTATTTACATTGGATATATTACCAGCAACAGTATTGATATTACTTGCATTAGATACTACAGATGAAATGTTACTGTTCATACCAGCAACAGTTGTCACATTACTAGATATACCAGCGACTGTAGTTACATTTCCAGATATACCAGCTACTGTACTAACATTAGATGCTATTCCTGCTACTGTAGATACAGCAGATGCAATACCACTTACTGTAGTAATATCTGATGCAATACCAGCAACAGTAGATACATCTGTGATTGATTGTGAAAATTCTAAAGCATTACCAGAACTGTTTACAGATAGTATTTTATTAGCTACTAACTCTGGAAATGTCAGGTTAAATGCAGTTGATGTAGATGATTTAGCTTGTGGAGAAAACTTATTATCTCTTTCATTTTGCTGAATCATAGCAATAATTTTGTCTAGTTCAGTATTAAGTGTTTCTATTGGAAATGTACCAGATACAGGGAAATCTGATGTTCTAGATACTGCTAAATCTCTTAGTATTGTATATTTATCATTTACAGTAGCACCACCACCAAGTGTAATAGATCCACCACCTGATACACCAGCACCAGTTACAGAGTACTGTGTAGCAGAAGATGGACTAGCTGTAAGTGTAAGGGTAGTATCTGCACCATTAGATGCAGCTGTTTTAATTACTGTAAGGTCGCCATCAGCAAAAAACTCAAATGGTACAGTAAATGTAGTTTGACCACCAGTTGCTGTATACTGTACTCTAGGTGATGTATCTGATATTGCTAATGCCATAATTTACTAATATAACCCTTTCTCTACTTTATCAAATAAAAAATCTGCGTACCATAAATTGTTATATGGTATCATTCTTCTTAATCTTCTTGCTGTGTGATGGTTGTGTCTACCTCTACCCCAATCATACATAATCTCATATATATTGCCTATTGTAGATCCTATAGGTGCTACAGATCCCATTTTCTTTTTAACAGATGATCCATATGGTACTTTGATACCTAACAATGTAGGTTTTACACCAACTTTATTATCAGATAAAGCCATAATTAGTCTATCAATATCGGTAAACATAGCACCTACACCACCTCTTTCAGCACCTCTTAGTACTTTTTCTCTTAATGTAAGATTATCATATTGTGCATTTGTTTGTTTTGCTCTAAGTGCATCAATCATCATACCTATAGCAGTTAAAGCTGCTAAACCTTGTAAAAAGTTACCATCATCTACCATTAATCCTCTATATAAAACTCGTCTTGTATAGCCTAATCCAAACTTTTTGTATTGAAATAATAAAGATCCAGCTACAGTATTTGCAAATAGTGGTGCATCAGATAAACCTGGAGTAACAATTACATTATCTACTTCTTTATTCAAAGCAGCTCTAAATTTCATTGTAGCATCTATATCTTCCCACAAATCTGTATTAGGAAACTTTAGTTTGTTATATTCTGTAGCATATATACCTTTTTCTGTACCAACACCTTGACCATGTTTTTTATAGTTTCTCATAATATCGTCTAAAATTTTTAAATCTGCTTTAGTAGCAGATCCTAATCCTAAGTCTGCCATATAACCAATCTCCCATGCTTTAGCTTTACCTTTCATCATTCTTTCAAGAATATCTAAAAGTTTTGTATTTACTAAAATTGTTGCAGTTGTCTTAATAACAGCGTTCCACGGGTTTTGCATATTTCCATATCGAAAAGCTAGTGTATTTAAATTTTGAAATACTTTTTCTGCACCAGTAAAACTACTTCTAAGTGTATCATTACCAGTAATAATAGAGCTTCTTGCATCTGCAAAAGATAAATCTACTGCTTGAAATGCTAAGTTAGCTTCTTTAAAACCTTTTTTAAATATTGCTGTACCCATACCATTTGTATATGCCTGTATTAATTTACCAGCTGTACTCATCAATCCATCAACAGCTATAATTCTGCCTATGTCTGCTATTTGTGTGATACCAGTAAGCATTGTTAAGTTATGAAAAATTTTTAACATGGTAACTGTTTTAAAATAATAACCATTAGGATTTTCTGGTAATCCATATTTATTTTTTACTAAAGCAACAATATCTTCCATCTTTTTTAATTCTATGTTGTATCTAGCAACAAATTCTTTTTGTGCTAGTCCATAATAGTTACTACCTTGCTTCAATAAATCTTCTGATACTTGTATCATTCCTGGTGCATATCCACTTTTAGAATCATAAAACCATCCAAAACCATATGGATCACCAAACTTTTCAGTCATAGCTATATCAGGTGCTATTGATCTAAAATAATGTGATGCCATAATCTGCATATTATCTTCTATGAATCCAGCAGCAAATAATGGTCTATAGTCTATGTCTTTTAAGTATCTAGTTTTTAAATGTTTTGAAAAATATCCACTTTTTAATTGATATAACATACCAGGCTTTACATTTTTAGGTCTTATTGGTGCAGCGTCAGGACTATAGTTTTTAAATGTATTTACTATATCCTCTATCTGTGTTGGAGTAAAAACAGCAACACCATTTTTATCTCTTGCTAATGACATTTGTCTTGCTAGTAGAGAAGAAAATTCTGCCCACCGAGTTGATATTTGGTCAAACTTATAATTTATTGGTACATAATAAGGATCATCTAATTGTTTTGCTAATTTAATATCTAATGCAATATTTGCTTTGTATGCTTCTGCTTCTGCTCTAGTAAATGTTTCTCCTGTATTTGGGTTTTTGTATATTTTATTTCTTGGATTAGCAAAAAAACTATCTAATACATTAGCAAATTCTTCTTTTTTTATTTTTGGTAACATAAACATACCAAGTTGATTTATTCTTTCTCTTATTGGACCAAAGTATTTATTGCCTATAAATCCAGCATATTCTGCTATCTCAGATATATCATGTGTATTACCAGCTAATCTTGCATAAGTTACTTCTCTAAAAACTTCTTCAGGTGTAAATACGCCTTTAAATTTTAATGAAGAAAATCCTTTCCAGTTTAGTATTTTTTCTAAACCTTTTCTTTCTTTACCTTGTAATTTAGCTGTAATTCTTTGTGCTACTCTATATCCTTCTTCTAAAACTTCTATTAGTTTTGGTCCAAACTGTAACATTCTCATTTGCTCTACACTTGTTGGACTAGAAATATTTTCTGTATAATTAAATCTGTATGGCAACGGACTTGTAAATAAATTCATAGCAAATAACTTTCCTGTTCTACTACCTGAATGTATAAAAAAATCTAATGGAGATAATATTTGTGTTTTTTTTGTTAAACCAGTTACAAATGCACTTTTTAAATCTGTATTTTTATATGTTATTTCATTCCATTTCATATTTTCAAATAGTTCATTTTGAAATTTTCCAAAATTATATGCTTCTTGATCCATTACTTTATAATCATCAAGCATTGTAGTACCTACTCTTCTAATATCTTTTCTATTATCTAAAATTTGTTGATATGCAATCTTGTTTATTCTATTTTCATATGCAGCTTTAGTTTCACCTTTTCTTCTTCTATATGTTTTGTGTGCAAACTCATGTCGCATAACAAAATCTACCCATTCATTAATATCTCGGAAATCACCTTTTTTAAAAGGTATAATTTTTTCTCCATTTATTGTGTTAATTTTAAATGGTCTACCATCTTTCCACATTTGTTTTATACCATCTACATCTATAACCATTTCATTTTTATAATGGTTGTAATATGCTGGTATATATTTATTACCTATAGTTTTTCCTTGACCTAAAATAATATTTATATCTGGATATTGATTTTTAAATACTTTCATTAATGCACTAACATTTTTTGGTACTCCAGGATTAATAGGTTGTTTATATGTTGCTGGATTTTGTGATGCTATTTGTCTAATTGTAGTTCCTGCTTCTGTTCTAGTAACATCAGATAATTCATCAATATCTATAATTTTACCTCTATCATTAGAAGGATCGTATCTATACTTACTATATCTTTTATCATACTTGTTAAGTATAGGACTTAATTTATGTAATGCTCCTCCTACACCTATCATTACTACTGCATCAATATATGTTCTATCTCTATCAGCAACTTGTTTTAATGTTTCTTCAGCAATCATTAACTTACCAATAGTAGAAAATTTATTTTGTTTACTACCAAATACTGCAAATCTTAATGGTCTACTTAATAATAATAATGATGATGGATCTAATAATATTTCACTAACTAATCTAGTAGCATTATAATATGGATTTTTAGAATCATTAGCTTTTTGTAATAAACTAGATAATCTAAAAGCAGATTCTTGTGGTGATCTAGAATCAAAAAACTTTTCAGGAAACTGCTCTATATATCCATCTAGTTGTGGATCTGTAAATGGTGTATACTCTCCAGTAGCTTCATCATTAAATTTAGAATAATTATATATATTTGGTACTACACCAATCAAACTTCTGTCTGATATAGCTCTCCAAATTTGACCAGGATTTGTAAAAAACTCTCTAGTATATTTTAAATTTTGCTCATTAGATCCAACTTTTTTCTTTTTTGGTTTTTGAACAAAGGTACTTTTGTCTTTTATTTTGATACCTTGATCGCCAAACTGTAATGTTTTTAAATTACTCATTTACTATTTCTTTTGCTTTTTGACTTAATAATTCAGGCTTAAAGAAATAATCAAAGAAACTATGTATTGATTCATTAGTATATAAATTTCTAAAATATTGTTTATCTGATTGATAAACTGCATTTTCAAATTCTTGTTTATTTAGTTCAGGATTATCTAATAAAATCCTACTAAAAAATGCTTTTTGAAAACCATTAAAATTACCAAACTTTTCATTAACATAATCAAACACTCTATTTTTTGTTGCATTATTATATTTTTTAGGATCAATATTTAAAATTTCATTCATACTTGAATTTATATTATTGAATAAATATGTTTTATCTACTTCTGTGTTAAAGTTTTTATCTTTATAAAAATTTTGAAACTGTGAATATTTATAAAAAGAATCATCTGCATAAAGTTCTGCTAATAATTCTACATAGTTTTCTTCTATATCTATTTCACCAGCTTTTTCTGCAAACCAAACAGATACAGGAGCTATAAACTGTGCTTCAAAAGCATTTAAAAAATCTATCTGTCCATATTCTTTAGACTGTGCTAATTGTACATTTTTTCTTAAGTTATCTATAGTTAGCATACCTCCTGCTGTATATATATTTGGATTAAATGCAGCACCATCAAAAGATATTGTATTTATTGAATCAAAGTTTTCAGGTTCTAAGTATCCTGTACCACTATTTTGTACAACAACATCATAATTTGCAGCTTTGCCCATACCTCCATCTTCTCTGTATAATAAATATATATTTCCATTTTCAATAAGTTCATTTATCTTTTCTAAAGATGGTATAGATATTTCACCATTTGGTGTAGTAAATTGATCTGATAATTGTTCATATAATTCGTGATTTGGATCTTCTAATATTCTTGTTAAGTTATTATATGTAAATGCAGCTAAAGAGGCTTGTATATCTTTTTTTTTTATGTTGTCATGTTCTTGTTCAACTCCCATAAATCTAAAAGAAGTACCAGGTACATTATCCATAAAACTTGTCATACCAAAATTATCTTTTTCTAAACTGTTAAGGGCATACATT